ACGCAGCACTGCCCGCAGCTGTGATTCCGCCTTCAATCTTCAGATCAGCGTCTGCTGCTTTCGGTGTAACTGCGTCGCCATCTTCTTTCCATAGCGACTCATCAGGAACATCTGCCGCAGTGATATACCCAGCGTCATTGTTCAGCTCACTGATGTCATCACCCGGCTGCAATGCACTGTCAGCAGTTGCACCCTGCAAAGCAGTAGCTGCCCCGACATCATCAGCATCCAGCACAACTGTGCCGTCTTTGCCATTAACAGAAACAACTGGGCCGACGATCTCCCAAGCCGCACCGTCCCAGACCAAAAGATTGGTGCCGTTCCAGTACAGGTCTCCTGTGTTCTCTCCTGTTGCTGGCGGATCACCACCGCTATCAACCTTGGTCCCGCCAAGCTCAAAAACGTTGCCGTCCACGTCAGCGGTGAACAGCTTTTGATCAATCAGATTGACAGCTAACTCGCCAGCCTGAAGTGCGTCAGGCACCTTTCCGGCGGTAGAACTGCGTTTGATTAGGACTGTTTGCATTTGCTATTTAGCAAGCGGGACGACTATCTAGCCGTTGCAAACATTTTAGCTACCTCAAAATTGGCCCCCATCGATCAATCCTGTGTTCTCCCACATCCCAGATGCTGCGTATTGCAGGCGCTGACCTTCTACTAAGGGATTTGACTGTGTATCAATTTCAACGTCTAGCAAGCTGCCCAAAGTAGAAGCACCACCGCCACCGCCACTGCCTCCAGAAGTGATGTCGATAAACATCCACTCCTCGCCAACTGCAACGATCCAATCACCTGCTGAATGTGACTTGCCAGTTAGGTCTGGTTGATTGACGTTGCTGCCAGGCTCCACGCAAAGCAGATAGACACCTGTCGATTGATCAGTTGATGGCGGGATTAATCCCAACTCAAGTCCAGAGCTTGTGCCGAAGGTTGTTAAAGAAACAATTTCTCCAGTGTTCGCGTTATACGTTCCGCCCCATCTCAGCTGTGACTGCTGCAAAACACCAAAGCCAACCGGTGACCACAGCGTTCCATTGCTTGATCTTGAGTAGACCCGTAACTGTGCAGTGCTTGGTTGCCACCAGAGCTGACCTAGAAATGCCCCAATGCCTGGAGATGATTCCTGCATCAGGCACGTCGCATAATCAGCAATCTTCGGAGCTGTTACTGACTCATCGGCCAGCCTCCCGGTTGGGAATGTCCCTGAAACAATCTTTTCAGCGGGCAGGTCGGGAATGTCCGTATCCAGCAGATCGCTACTTCCCAGAACGAGGCCTTGCTCGCTGTATCGGATCTTTGCCCCTTCCCCAGCGGCTATGACGTTGTCGATGTTTAACGTGCCGTCACCAGCAACAGCAAGACCATCACCAGGGCGCACAGCTCCGACGTTGTTGATGTCGGCCAAAGGCAAATCCTCTGGCCCGATCTGAGCACCGCCGCTGACTAAACCTTCTGCTGTGTACTGGACCAGATGGCCATTACCAGTGTTGGCGACAACAGCGTTGTCGATCTCAACGACGTTGCCATTCATTGTTAGGCCGCCGCCATTCACTGCGACGGCACCCTTGTCTGGCCCAGCAGTTGGCAGGTCAGCCGGAGCGATGACACGCTGGCTGACGGCTCCGCCGCTACCAGTAGGCCCAGCAAGAAACCGCGCTGCTGCAGTTGTGTTGTCTAGGTCAGCTGAAATCGTGGCAATACCATCAGCCACAGTGACGTAGGCATTCACCAGGCCAGTGGTATCACCCTGAATTTCAGTGACGCCAGAGACGGACAACCAGATCGTTCCATTCCATGAGTGAACCTGCGGCTCACCTGTAGTGGTGACGTACAGCTGGCCTACATAGCCACCACTTGCTGGCAGTGTTGCCCCGACACCTGCTGCAGATCCATCCGCCAACTTGGCTGCAGTAACTGACCGATCCTTCAGTTCAGCTGTGCCGACACTGTCTGCGCTGACCGATACATTCACCTTCGAGCCTGGGATCGACCCATCGGGCAATCGCGTGATCCCGTCAAGGATCAGATTTTTTGCGCTGACCCGCTTTGTTGTGCTGGCTGACTTGTCCGCCAACGGGATTGAATCGTCTTCAGCTAATGCACCCTGCAGCAGTTCGGGGAGATCAGATATGCGCAGGTCAGCCAAGAGTCGAGCCCACTGTTAATGACTCAATTTTAGTCCTCGTTCTCTAGCTGAATTGCGTCGTCATTCTCTTCCAGAATCAAGAAAGTGCTCTCTTGCAGCAACTTTCGATCAGGCTCGCCCACAATCAGCTTGATCTCACCAGTGGTGACGAACTGAACGGTTGTTTTGATTGGTTCACCAGGGGCAAAGCTAAAACCCACGTTGGTCACGACGCAATCCGCGTCATACCAGACGCCAGGTTGCTCAGCGTCATAGAAACAGAAAAAGCGACCTTTGAAGAAACTGCCCTGCTCAAGCCTCAGGATCAGCTGCGCGTAGTAGTTGGGCAGCTCCTGAGCAATATCGACACCGCCGTCACAATCGCCATATTTGAAATCCCAAAAGCACTCAGTTTCTCCTTGGCCGGAGATCATCCCATTAGCGTAATTTTCCCGGAAGTTGGTGCCCAGACACGAGATGTCGACCGCTTCGCGTGTGGTGGTCAATGACCATGACGCGGTCTTCCCGACGCAGTTGTACTGCTCATCTCGGTTGCGGATATAAATCGATTGCGGTGCTGATGGCTGCACTAATTCCAGCGCTGGCCCTTTGGCGCCTGTAATTGACGCAGCAAAATCCGTATAGAGCCTGATGCTGCCAACCTTGTCGACGTGTGCGTACCAGTAACCGTCAGGCTCGTCATGGCCTTTGACCAGCTGCAAATTGCTGCCATCTTGCGTTGCAATCTCCACCCGATCGCCATTGATCACTGCACTACGTGGGAAGTCCGCTGAAAATCGTCGATCATCTGGCGTGACGTCAGCAGGTTCTAAAAGCGTTGCTAAGCCCTGCGCACCAACACCAATCGCAGAACGCTGAATAGTCAGCATCCCGTTGTCACCCATGTAGACGCTCATAACAGCATCTCCGTAGGAGCACCGTTGAACTGATATTGAACAGTTGCCCTGAGCACCTCACCGACCGCCATGCTGATTGCCGCATTAGTCAGCCAGGCGTTGCCTTCAATGAATTTGCCGGTTGCCGTGCCGTCGTTAATCACCAGTTTTAATTTCACTTCCTCAGACTTGGCTCCCTGCCCATTGCTGCTTGCTTTGATCAGTTTGTTGATCAAAACGCTGGCTGAGTTTGTCGTGGTGTCAGTGGGCTTTTCTGCGTAATAAAACAGCTCTACAGCTCCGCCATGAGTTCGAATTCCTGCCGTTTTTGTTGCGTCTCGATCGCCCAACGTGGTTGTGTCAAGCACCGCCATTGATGCCGCGTAATTCCATGAAATGACTTTGCCCGCTCGCTTGCCATCAATGAAAAGCTGGCCATCCTGCCCAGAGTGGAAAGCCATCAGATCACGCCTTTCAGTTCCAATGACACTGTAGAGACGCCAGGTCGAACAGATTGAACAGAAGGCGGCTTGGAATAGCGATATTTCATTGCGCCTGAATTGGGCACGTAGTTGCCCGCTTCCCAGCCTCCCAGCACCTCAACCGGCAACGTGAATGATTTGTATGTGCCCTTTTGAGCATTGAAGTCAGCCAGAAAAGTTTCAGCGTCTTTGTCTGAAATGTTGGCGTAAGAAAGTTGCAGTGATGCACCCGTGCGTTGGTCGCCGTATCGCATCCTGACTTCAGCCCCAGACATTGACTGATAGACCTTTACCGGCCAGTCCCCTGGTGTGTAACTTCTGGCAGTTGGTATGAGCTTCGGGAATGCCATCAGTTCATAACGTCGAAAAGGTCGGGGTTTAATGCGTACTCAGCAAGCTTGCTGCTGTTATCGCCATTAGTTGGAACCACGGAGGCGACGATGTTTACCAGGCCATCCTCTCCCAGTGTAATTTCACTCACTTGATAGAACCGGCCCACCTCAGTACAGGTGAACAATGAAGCAATGGCACCGCGCAGTTCAGTGTTGGTGACCTTCTGCTTTTTAATCACTAGCTCGACCTCGCGCACGTCCTCTTCACCAGGGACATAAACCGACGCGGGATAAGTTCCATCGTCAACTGGAGCAGGAGAATTAAACGTCAGGTCATCGTTGACCTTCAACGCCTGGCCCTGCAAGAACTCCGTCTCTTCGACGATCACCCGGATATATGAACCGGGCTCGATGCCAACAGCTTCTGGCGTGGTCTGAAACTCCACGGTGTGATCAATAAAGGCTCTGGCTGCCATTGCATACCGGCAGCTCATCAGTGCTTGGTAGTCATTGTCAACGCTCTGAGTGAGGTCATAATCCTCCACGGTTCGTGGATCGGTGCCCGCGAACGCCACTCGAGCGGTGCGTTCTTCCGGCAGCTCGTAAGGCACGGTGCGGCGCCACCTCACTGTCATTGCAGTGTTGCGGCGGTCTTCTGTTGGGATGAATGTCAGCTTGAATGATCCGTCCAAAATGTTCCCAGCGCAGAACAGGCCTTCTGCCTGAATGGGGCTTCTTGAGATTGCGCCGCTCCCGTCAACAGGCAACGCGGGCATCATCCCGAAAATCCCGTTTTTGATCGTGAAAATGCACAGGTGCTTGGCTGCTTGATCAGTGGCGAATGATCGGAAATTCTCGTCAGACTCCACCACGCCATTCCAAAAGATACGGTTCTGCAGCAAGAATTCACCGGTCTTTTTCAGGCTGTCCCTATCCACCAGCTCCGGCGGGATGATCTCGCCTAGGCCCTGCTTCTTATTGGTCAGCAAGTAATAGAGCAGATCCGTCAGCAGGTTGCTGACGCCATAAACCCCATTGGTGTTCAGGCGATCAACACCGATGCCGCCATTCACCCAAATTCGAGGCTGCTCAATTGCACCGATCGCTGGCCCGCTCTTTAGCGACAGGCCCATCATCGTCAGGTCTTCATATTGCGGGATCCCTTCTGTTCCCTCGTCAGTGGCTTCGCTGACCGCAAAGTTCACATAACTGATTCTGTGCTCAGGGCCGTTGTCACAGCTCTTGCTGATCTCGTCGTAATGGGAACAGTCGCTGACCTGCGAAGCAGATTCAAACATCCGCTCTTCATCGCCAAGAATGACCCCTCCCTCAATGACATTTTCTCTGGTGCTAGTCACCCGAAACGCAGCACCCACGGACGAATAACCCACGACTTGGTAGGGGTTGCTTGCATTGATCGGGGCCGTAATCGTGAACAAGTCACCACCGCCCTGCTGCCAGAAGCCACGCGTATCGCGATCCGCCACAACAGTGAAGCTGATTCCAGACCCATTGCCAGCCCAGTTCTTATTGGTGCCGAAGTAGGCAGCATGTCTAGGGCCTGATGTGTTGTTGACGGTGGCGCTGATCCTGACCTTGATCCAGCCGTCGTCTTCCCCGCCTGCACCGCGTTGTTTGAAATGAACAACCTCAGCGCTTCGAAAAGTCCCGACGGGCAGGTTGTGGGCGTTACCCAGGAAGTGCGTCAGAAAAGCGTTTTTACGCCAGTCTGCGCCTGTGCTCCAGGCGTAGTTCG